TAAAATGGCAATTTCAATGAAAACACCATTCTCTCCTTACACTTATAGTTCTCCATTCTCTTCTTATCGCGATCCAATTCACGATTACATCTACGATATTCCTGAAACAGACCACATTGCCTACCTCCTCAAACGCAAGGCCATCACTACAGGCAACCTAATCACAGAACATCACATGCATATCACTCATCGCGACCTCTTCCTATTCCTACATAAACTAGGCGTTCGCCCACCACTCTGATACAATGAGGTTACACACTCTTAACCTCGGGCATGTCACGATGACTACCACAGAACACTCTATATTTATTATATTTCTTGTTCTTATTCTCATCATCGGGTGCTTGCCCGCTTCCAAAGAGAAAGGCCCATAAGTGTGATAAAATATTCTCATGTCTGGAGAATATTTAAGTTTTAATAAAGGTAGCCAGTGGGCTTTGCACAAGGCAATCGCAGCCCCGGCGGCCATAAAACCAGCCGTGCCAAAAGAACCCACCTCTGACTACAAGCCAACATCTGAGAAGCACAAGGTCTTTAGCGGCAACGCTAAAGATGGTGCTCTACATGTAGATAACGGTAGGAAGGGCATGTTACACGCAACAGGTAGTACTGGCAATGTCAAAGCCAACAGGACAAACTTCAAGAATGTTGGGAAGCCAGCACACACGATGGAGAGCGTCTACAACGAGCGCAACCCCGGCGTCGGTGACTAATGTACTATCAATTACCGATCGGCAAGCGATACATCGATGCCGACTACAAGATTCATCTGTTGTACTTCTTAAAACAACTTGGCATCATAGAGACTCTCTTCTCTTACGAGAACCCGCACGGTAGGTACTACAACATAAAGATGACGATAAAAGAACGAGATGTATAATTCATTTATGAAGAGACATGATTTTATAATGGTAAAAACAGAGGGTGATTATCACCCCACTATAAGTCTAATAAAGCTATTATGGAGTTTAGGTATTATAAAAGAGTACATATGTTTTTATGCTGCAGAGAATGAAACACAGATGATACAGGTATGGTGCTATGATAATTAGAGACGAAGCAACACACAGCTTAATTATGTTTCTCATTAAACTAAGAGTTGTAAAGAGTATTAAATACTTTGTAGATGCGAGACCAATACAGTGGACTTATGCAGGACAAAGTTACTCTGTGCATAACTATGTAGTAGAGAATATAGGGAATTTATAATGGACCATTTAACAGATTCTCTGAGATATTCATTTAATGGGATCTCTTGGAGCAATGACTCTGATAGTCGCATTGATCTAATTAAGTTTCTAGCTATGCTTAACGTAAAAGCCGCTCAGACTCAATATAATGCATATAGAGCGGGGGCCCCTTTCAGAATCAACTGGTGCAACAATTACTTGAACGACGACACTGGAAACAGTACAATTACTTGGAATATAGATGAATGAGCACACAAGATATTTTGAAATCTTTAGAGATTTCTATGTATAAGGCAGAGAATACAAGAATGGATATTGATCGTGGGCACCCAATGGTAGGTCTAGCTCATATGTTTGCACGTGAGGCTCTAATTAATTTTCTAGCAAAATTAGATAAAAGGTTCAGGAAGTTTGTATGAGTAGATATAAGCAGAGAAGATACTTGCGCCCGGAGTGTCGTCTTGCTATGTTCATGGGGAGATTATTAGGCGCAAGACGACATATTGATAGCCATGGAACACATTTTTATCTCTTTAAGAAAACAGGTCACTTGATAAGAGTATCTCCTCAGTGGATAACGGAATCCGAATAATGATACATGGAATGAGTGAGCAAGAGTTTAAAGATTATCAAGCACGAGTAAACCTTCACAGCTTCCTTACAAAGCTTAAAGTAACAAAATACAATGTACCTCTTATAGGTATTAAATATATAATAGCAAGTGCATTTAATTTAGAAAATGATCACAATGGCGAAACTATTTTGGTACAGAAGTCTTGTGCAAAAGACTCATATCCCGCGTTATGTGAATAAGACCTCTTTTTCTTTTATTTGAATCATAGGACTTAAAGCTCATAGAATATTTATTGTTGCTCTTAGTTACTGAGAATCTTATCTCTCCAATGATGTGTAATAATCGTAAGAAGTTTATAAGGTGATGCACTGCAGTGACTTGCTCATCTGTTATATCACTAAAACAACTATGAGACATCAGTGACCTCAAGAACTGAGAGTTCACTTACTTTTTCCATATACTCAACAAATGCCGCTACAGAAGCTGGGATAGCAGTCTTGATACCAAGGTCCCTAAGGAAATAGAGAAACTTAAGTTTACACTCAAGCTTAGCTAATTCATGTGAATTTGGTGGATTCTCGCCTCTCATCTAGAGGTAGTTATACTCCACGAGTATAGTGAGCATGTAGTAGCTGCTGAAGAAATACCTTCAGTTGTATTGAGTAATACATATCCAACATTTCTTGTCTGCTGTTGAAATGAAAATGAACGGGTCTCTTGACTCGCTTTTCCATGGCTACTTCCTTTTATCATTGATGGGCGGTTTTGGAGTGATGAAGAATATAAAGTTTTCACTAAGTTCCGCCTATAGATACAGAGTTTCTGTTAGTTATATTATAGCAGAGTATTAGTGATACTCTCACTCTAATGTCAACCTATGTTATAATGATATGAATACAGATGATTTAAGGAACACACTATGGCTGATACAAATTTTGACATAGATCAAGGCACTAATTTTAGACTTGATTGTGAGGTGTTAGACGGCTTAGGTGATCCTATAGATATCACTACAGCGCTTATAATTGGACAAGTAAGAAAGACTGCATCCAATAAGACTATAGAGGCTGAATTTGTAGTTGAACCTACAAATCTTTTATTGGGACAGTTTGCAATAACACTCAGCGCTGTAGCTACATCAAAACTAAAATGTAATCCCTCTAATTCAGCACAACGTATCCCAACACAATTTGCTTACGATGTAGAGATTCACTACACAGACGGAACTGTTAACCGGATTTTATCTGGTGTATTTAATGTTTCTCCAGAGGTAACACGCACATGTCAGATATAAAAACTATAGTAATTAATGAAGGTAAGAAGGGTGCTGATGGTGCAGTTGGACCAGCTGGACCACCGGGTTCACCAGGCGCCAATGGTGCTGATGGAGCTGATGGTGCAATAATAGCAGTAATGGACGAAGGTTCTACATTAACTTCTGCAGCAACATCAATTAATTTTGTTGGTGCAGGTGTAACTGCCACGATGCCAACTGCTGATGAAATTTTAATTACTATTCCTGGAGGAAGCGGCGCAAATACCGCGCTTTCAAACTTAGATGTGACTACGGCAGTTAGCCAAGATCTGTTAATGGCGACTGGGAAAACTTTAAGACTTCCTCATCAGACTCCTCTTTTAGCAAGAAACTCTGCTGGAACAGGAACTATAGAATTACTACAGGTGTATGGGATTGGCAATGCTGTTTTCTTTGGAAATAAAGCTGCATTTTCGTATGTTGCACTGGATACTGGAAATGTTTCTATCAGCACTAATAATAATTCTGACGGGGATGTTTATTTATCTGCGAACACTCTTACCCTGGGATATGCTGGTGGAGTCTCTGCCCCTAAACTACAATTTTCCGATAGAGATGAAAACTTCTATGTGAGTATTAAAGCGCCAGAAACACTTTCAGCAGGGTACACTCTAACACTTCCAGTAGATGATGGTACAGCAGGACAAGTATTAAGTACAGATGGCGCTGGGTTGTTAAGTTGGGTTTCAGGTGGTGGGGGTATTACTTGGTCTACTCCAGTAAATGCAGATATAGTTCCAGATGCAGACGGAACAAGAAACTTAGGTTCTGGTGCAAATAAATTTAATCTAATTTATGGACACAGTGTTGACATATCAGACCCAGCTGGGTATATTTATCTAGATAATGGTGGTAATGAGTATGCCCAGTTCTGGACTCAGACAACAGCATCTAGTGTTCAGGGCAACTTCAACGTAAATTCAGTATTAGAATTTGGTGGTCCTAGTGCTATTTATACATACAATGGTTCACCATTGGATATATTTACTCGCAATGATGGATCAGGGTCTGGTGATATCTATTTAGGCACTGGTAACTCTGCGGCAAATAACTCAGGTAATGTTCATATCAAGACTGGTACTTCTACTGGAGTCAGAGGAGAGATAAATCTTCTTTCAACTGCAAGTATTAAAGTTGGTACTGCAACAGGTGTAAATAATGTTTGGGGTGCAGATTTAGTAGGTATTTCTTTTAACCCTACAGCTGAAAGTAATGCACTGGGTGGTATTGGTATTACCATAGTTGGTAACCAGGATGACAATGCGGGATTCGGTATAGTATCACAAGACACAACAGATAAGAGCTCTCTGCAATTTTATTTCTCTACTGGTTGTGTAGATGGTACAGTTGCAAAACAATCTGGATCTATTGATCTTGTCAGTGGTCATAATACTAACTCTGGCACTGGTAATTCATCAGGACAAATTACTATAGCGTCAGGAAACGTAACTAATGGTAGCTCGGGTAGAGTCATCCTACAAACTGGCGGTGCTTCTGGCATAAGAGGTAATATTGAACTTAATGGATTTAGAGTTGATGCAAGCGGCAGTGAAGGTCCATTTAGAGCGCCAAATTTAACGTCTGATCCAGGAACATTATTGAATGGAGATGTTTGGTACAACACAACATCTAATCAATTAAAAGCTAGAGTAAATGGATCAACAGTGGTGTTGGCATAATTACGATATCTTTTTGTAGATTCGTGGACCAATTAGTTTCATCATGAACATATATAGAAAATATCTAGAAAAGTCTTGATTATTTTTATCTTCTAGAGAGGTAGTTATTTTTTGTCCCATCGGTATGTTTCCCGAACATCCTCTATTGTCATTTCTTCGTCCACAAGAGCATGATGTGTTAAAACATCTAATGCCATTTTTATTCTTTGTTGTTGAGTAGGTGGTATTGGATTTAAGAACTCTGGAAGACACATTGCTCGAAACGGACATCTTGTACACCTCACTGAATCCATGCATTTGCCATCTAGATTAACTATCTCATCTAATGTTGATGCATCTTGTTTACTCAGAGCCATCTTTATCTCCGATAATCTCTTCTATGGCTTCTGATAGAAGAATGCGTGATGCTATATCAAGATATTTTGCATCGGCCTCTTCCTCTGATAGATCTTGTACCCCAAGTGATTCTATACATGACATGTAGCTTCCATTTGGCTTAACTTTTAGCATACTAAGTGGACAGATAGCACATATATTGGGTCTAGCCCAGCAACAACTGCCATCCTCTTCAATAATTTTTTTAATAATATCCATCTTATTCATTAATATCAGATTCCTGTTGTTAATATTATACAGGGGAATGACCTAGATAGTTTTCATAATCGTTAGGATGGTATAATGGGTTCACTATGTCTATAACTAAACCTAATCAGCCGTATCCATTGCCGCCAGCGACGTCAACAACGTCAACGCCGTCACCGATGCCGATATATTTACCTGACCCATCTATCAAAGGAGTCAGCTTTGATCAACTATTGAATCAAAGAGGTATTAGAATGTTACATCACAAAGCTATACCTTGTATGAACGTAGAATCAACTGACTTTCAAGCTCATGTGCCTGACTGTCAATTCTGCGATGACTCAGGAATTATTTATTATGATGTTAGAGAAATTTGGGGCGTTTTTAGTGGAAACTCAATTGAGAAAACTTTTGAAGCTCATGGAGTTTGGGAAGTTGGAACAGCAGTTGTAACTTTGCCAACTGAGTATGCAGATGGTACTCAAGCAGATTTCAATACATACGATAAGTTTGAACTTCCCGATTTCACAGTTCGGCTTTGGGAACTTAAGGGATATGAACCACGTGCTGGCAATAAACAAGAACTTAGATATCCTATAGAGAAAATAGAATATGCATCATCTATTACAGATGGAGTTCAAAAGTTCTATACGCTTGGTGTAGATTTCAATATTGGTCCCGATGGTGAAATAGTATGGATAGCAGGCAAAGAACCTGCATATAATGTTGATAAAGAGCGTGGAGAAGTTGTAGGTTGGGCTTATTTTGCTAAACCAGTATATGTTGTAATACAGTCACTTCGTGAACTAAGAATAACACAAGAGTTGATAAATGGTACAAAACAAGCACGAAGACTGCCACAGCAGATACTAGTAAAACGTGACTTTATGATGGGTGCTGGCGAGAAAATAGAGAATCCAGTTGTCCCTTAAGTTAAGCTTAAATATGAGTTATAATGATGTATCTAGTTTAAACAGGAGTCTACGTGTTGCATTTAGATCAATTCAAGCATATTGAGGTAAGTTTGCACGGAAAGATCCGTAAAAACAAACTATATTTTTGCTCTTGTGATCGTTGCGGCGCAAATAAAGGGTATAAACCTAAGTCGTATAAAGCTCAATTGTGTAATAGATGCGCTCAATCTAATTTTGAACCATGGATGAATTGGGATAATTATGGTAAATGGGAAATTGATCACATAATTCCTGACAGTTCTTTTAATTATTCTTCAGTTTATGATGATGCTTTTAAAAAGAGTTGGACATTAGAAAATTTACAACCACTTGAAAAGTCTGCTAATGCTAGTAAGGGAGCAAAAATATGCCTCAAAGCGTAAGCAGAAAGCAATTTAGAATGATGCAGGCAATATTACACGGAAAAGCTGATCCATCTAAATCTGGTGGTCGTGGCACTCCGCCTAAATCTATTGCAGCTAAATACTCAGCCCCTAGTAAAGACGCTCCAGAAAATCACGGCGAAAATCGTGGTGGTACATGGGGTGAAAAACACCATGCCAAAGCTAAAGATAAAGTTAAAGAAGATAGAGCAAAACGCAAGAAACATAAGAAATCAAAAAAAGAACTTAAGAAGTCTTTTGAGGATTTTTATAAGGGTCATGCGGCAGCTGCTATAGTAATGGATGATAACAATAGAATCCTATTAGGACGTCATAGTTCTGGTGGATTAGCTTTTGCTGGTGGTCATTGCGATGACGCTGATGGAAGTAAAGATATCACTGCATTAAGAGAACTTAAAGAAGAGTTTGGAATTACCGGAAAGAATCCTCAAAAGATCTGGTCTGGTAAATTAAACGGCAATGAGTGTGATGTATTTTTAGTTGAATCATTCACTGGTGAACCTAAATCAACAGATGAAATTAAGAGTCCTCGTTGGGTTGAACCTAGTGATATTCCCTGGGACAAGTTGCGTGACTGCTGTGTTGAACCATTAGAATCTCTAATTAGGGAGAAGATGGGTAAATCACTTGCTGGCATGCTTGCTATTGAAAAATTAGAGAAAAATATCGTACGTCAGAAAGCAGATGCAGTACTAGAAGTCACACATGGTGATGCACTTCGTATAGTTGGCAACGGTCTCTTCCGCAAGATACGTGAAGTTGTTAAAGAGATGCAGGATGAAGATTTTAGGGATTTCGATATAGATACTCACAAGATTAGTATTCGCAAACATATGAGCGATATTTATTCTGGTCGTGTAACTGATGGACATAAAGTAGTTTATCAGTGGACCAATAAATCACTACCTGAACTAACTGTCGCTCTCATGAGTGTATTTGAGTGGTACCTACCAGAAGATGAAAAAGATCTAGAACTACTAGACGACAATGCTTTACCTGATGACGCTGTTCACGGCGGCATGCAGAACTTAATTGATAATTATAAAAAACACAATATTGCCAATATATATGAAGAGATGGAGACCATTCGAGAACAGATACGAAATGGTATGGCAGTAGATCTTCAGCAAGTTGAAGCTCGCATAATGACTCTTTTTGATAAATTAGAAGATGTTGTTCATAACTTAACAGAGAAACATAATCACCTTGCTGGTATGGCTGGTTCAGAAATTGACGAACTAGAAAGAAAGTTAAAAGAATTACAGAATAAAATTGAAGAAATGGGTAATAGACCTGAGACCGTAGAAGCATTTTCTGTACATAGAAAAGATCCTGTACAGATACATGATAATAACTATCCCTATCTACCACGCCCTGAAGTAGAAATATCTCCCAACGGGAAGATTAAAATAACATTTAATTCTGGTTGGACAAATTTAGAAAAAGAGAATTTTTTACAGGATTTACGAGCTAAAGTAATAAAGCGCGGTAAGTCAGATGATTAATATATTCTTAGAAGTTGAAAGACTAAAACATACACTGCGTAATAAGGGACTAGATGAGTCTTTAGTAGAAGCTCTAGCTGCCAAGGCAGAGCAAGAGATTGCTTTCTCTCTAAGAGAAAGATTAGACTCTGCTATGGATATGGCTATTCAATCTGGTGTTGAGAAAGATTCAGCTGATTTTATCAATGCACTTCGTCCTAGACCTGATGCATTCATATTAGAGACAGAGTCTGGTAACACTGACTTCAGTGAACCTCCATATCCTAATCTAGATAATTTATTGTCTGGCGCAAAGCCTATGAAAGATGGAAGCGGTGTTTATAAAGTTATACCAGTAGGTGAACCAAGTAAGAAACCTAAACCACCTATTCATACAAATATCTTTGATGCTCAAAAAGCAATCTCTGCAGAGAGATATGCCGCTTCATTATCTCAATATAACAAGATGGCTCCAAAAAACTCTAAAGCTAAGACTAAATTTAGAACAGCAACAAGTAAACAAAGTCGCAGTGATCAGTGGGTTCTTCCAGCAAAAGAGAAAAACTTTACAGAAGACTTGATAGAAATAAATACTATGCTTCAAAGTTCACATGATGATGTAGTGCTAGACGTAATACGTAGTTATGAGGAGGGATTCTAATGAGTTGGGTCCTTCCTGAAATTGTAGTTCAAAAAGTTATTGACTATGGTATAAAGCAACTACGCGCAAACAAAACTGAATTTTATGATTTATTTTGTCAATATACTCAAGATGAACTCACTAATGACTACGGTGATAAGTACCTAGATGAAGTATGGAATTGGTTCTCAACTACCAAAATCCCTGTAGTTAAAGCTTGGGCTTTTAACGCTCAAAAGATACCATCTATTAGTGTTCATTTAGCTAATGAGACAGAGGATGAATCAAAAGCAGCATTGAGTGATTTAGCTGGTTCATTTGATGATCTTGGTGAAACTGGAACTGGTGTTTTTACTGTGATGGTAGATATTGGTATTCATGCCAATAGGGCCGGTGACCATGTACTATGGTTATATTACATAGTTTCCTATGTTCTATTCAAGCATAAGTTAATGGCCCATAGATTAGGACTTAAGTTACATACGTTTAGTGCCTCAGACTACAATAAAGAGGCAGGAAAGATGGGAGAGAATATCTGGACGCGATGGATACGTTTTCGTTGCACCACCCAGAACTTCTGGGATGCCGATAGGTTTGCAGAGATTGCTGACCTTAATACTGAGCCAAAGGTTGGTTTAGAACCAGCCTCTGATGTATCTGCATCAATGGATGTCAACATAGAAGAAGTTGATACTACTGCCAATGATGGTATAAAGGCTAGTAGGGTAGGTGACGATGAAGATGTTGAGGATCTCAACATTTAACTAACATATAAGTTAAAGTTAATAGGAGTTATAGATGAGTGAACAAGAAGATAAATTAGATTCTCAGGATGCAGGCGCTGAGGAAACACTTACTAAAAGTGCACCTAAAAAGATGATCAAAAGTACACCTAAAAAAGAAGAGTCGACAACTGACTTTGATAGTTGGTATGCTCTACGAAGTAGTAAGATTCCAGCCCATCATCACAAAGAGATCTTAAGGGCTGACTTTAGTGCCCGTAAGATTAGAGACACTGCTACAATGGAAGAATTCGATAGTGCTTTAAATAAGTATGGCATTAAACTAAACTAGATCCTAACTATACGCTTATGTTATAATTAGGTCATAAGATTTGATTCAGGAGATATAAAATGGCAATAAATGTAAGTTTTAATGGTGCAACGATTTTTAAGCCGGGTGCCTACTCTAAGACGTCAATCGATCTTGGTGGCGGCTTTCCTCTAAGTCCAACTGGTCTTATTGCACTCTTTGGTGAAGCTGATGCTGGCGAACCTGGAGCTGATGAAACAAATATTGCAAACAACGTATTTGGTCCAGATGAACTTCCAGCAATTCGTGCGAAATATCGTAGTGGAAACATTGTTGATGCTTGTAACTTCTTATTTGCTCCTGGAGCAGATGGTGCAATTCCTGGCGGTGCTCAAGCTGTTTATATTTATAAAACAAATGCATCTATTCGCGCTCAATTAGTACTAGCTGCTTCTTACGGAACAGTTCGTGCATTAGAGCATGGTGTTGGTGGAAACAGAATTACTGTTAAAATTGTAGGTGCTGGTCTTACACGAACAATTACATTATCTCAAAAAAGAGATACATTGGTTGAAAGTGCAACAGTTGGTGGTAACATAGTAATGACAATTACTCATGCTGGTGCTTCTACTGTAACAATCGACGACACAAAAGTATCCCTGTTTGATGGTGCAACTACAACTGATCTATTAAAAGCTGGTTACAATAGCGTTGGCGATCTTGCTGCAGATATTGGTCTTCTTAGTGGATGGACTGCAGTGTTAGGTGCAGGTATCGATTCTCGCTTACCTGTTAGTGTTCTTGATCATGTTACTGCATTGTCAGCGACTGGCGGTGCTGCTGTTAAAATGGATGCATATGAAGTTCAACAAATGTTTGCACAATCGCAAATTGCATCACTCGTTTCTCCTGCGAATACAGGTCTTCCTGCAGCGTTAGCTGAAACATTTCTTGCTGGTGGAGTTCTTGGTGCAACATTAACATCAGACATCACTGATGCATTAGCTAAATTTGAAAAAGTACGTGTAAATAGCATTGTCCCTCTCTTCTCTCGTAATGCTACATCTGATATTTCTGATAATATGACTGACACTGCTTCTACTTATACTATTGATGGAATTCATCAAGCAGTTAAGACTCACTTAAGTTTAATGTCTACCACTAAGAAACGTTCTGAGCGACAAGGATATTTATCTGTTAAAGATACATATGCTAACTGTAAAGCAAAAGCAATTGGTATTGCGTTTGCAAGAGCTCAATTGTGTATTCAAGATATTAGAAATATTGATGCACAAGGTGTTATCAAGTGGTTTCAACCTTGGGCTGGTTCTGCACTTCTTGCAGGTGCTCGCGGCGGTTCTCCAGTTGGAAACCCAATGACATTTAAGTACTTTAATATGTCTGGTATTCGTCAAACTGCACAATCTATGTCAACTGCTGAACAAGATATCGTTATTGACTTTGATCCAGATACACAATTCGACAATGGTATCCAAGCAGGTATCAGCTTTTGGGAAGCTCCTCAAAGTGGCGGTTTCCGTCTAGTTGTTGATAATACAACTTATGGAAAAGATGGCAACTGGGTTTACAATCGCGGTCATGTTATGTATGCAGCCGATGTATTAGCTTATGACTTCCGCACTCAATTAGAGAATATCTATATTGGATTGAAGAATACTGTTTCTGCTGCTGAGATTAAATCAACTTGCGAAGCTATCTTGTCTACTTATTTGGCACAAGGAATTACTGTTAGTACTTCTGATGCGAAGAACGGTTTTAAACAACTAGTTGTTCAAATCAATGGGAACACTGTAAACGTTTCTGTTGTAGTTAAGTTAGTAGAAGGTATCGACTTCATCTTGGCTGATATCACTCTACAAAGAGCTACAGCTACAGCGTAATAATAAAATATAAAAGGGATCATACGGTCCCTTTTTTAAATAATTAGGTAGGAACATGAGCATAGAGAATAAACTGATTAAACTTATTGAAGAGCTTCAAAAAGCCAAAAAAGCTGCACTTCCTCCG